AAAAGTTCAATATATGCACTTAAATTCAGATAAACAATATCCTGTTACAATAACAAGGGCAAAACTAAAAGACGCATTTACATCATGGTCTAATCTTGAAAGCTTTGTAGACGGAATAACACAAAGTTTATACAATGGAGCTTATATTGATAGATATAACTTTACAAAAGCTTTAGTTACTCAAGCTTATAATTCAAATTCAGTAGTTTACGAAAAATTAAGTGCTGTAACTTCAGAAGCAACTGCAAAAGCTTTCCTTGCAAAAGCAAGAACAATATTCTTAAATATGCAAGAACCTTCAGCAGATTATAACGCGTGGAGGAAAGTGGGTGGATATGGTAGAGATGTTCTAACATGGACTGACCCAGACGACATAGTATTCTTAATAAGAAATGATTTAGCTTCTTATTTAGATGTAAACGTTTTAGCTTCTGCATTTAATATTGATAAAGCTTCATTACTTGGTAGAATAAAATATGTAAAAGATTTCAATGTAAGAGATAAATCAGGAAATGTTGTTTTAGACGGAAGCGATATTCTAGGAATAATAGCAGATAAAGCTTGGTTTAGAATAAAAAATCAAGAAACAACTATGGACGAATTCTATAATGCAAATAATAGAACTTGGCAAATGTATTTAAATGATGTAAATATGTATCAATATTCATTATTCTGCAATGCTGTTGTATTCTCAACAGATGACCCTGAAGTTACAATTACAGGTTTAACAGTTTCAAATGATGACGTAACAGTCGGAGCAGGAAACACTGTAAAAGTAACAGTTTCAACAACTCCTGCTCAAGCAAATACACCTTCAATTGAAGTTGAAAGTTCTGATACAGACGTTGCAACTGTTACAATTTCAGGAAGAGAAATAACAATAACTGGCGTTGCTTCAGACGTTTCAGCAGACGGTGAAGCTACAATTACTGTAAGCGCAGGAAATGTAACAACTACAATTGATGTTACTGTGCCTTATGTAGCAAGTTAATTTTTTCACACTCCATATACCCTATTCAAAAAGGGAAGGAAAATAAAACTTCCTTCCCTTTAATTTTTAATAGAAAGGAAAATAAAAATGGCAATAACACCTCAAACAAATATACGTTTATTAAAAGTCCCTTTTGAATTAGATAATAAAAATCAACTAACTTTTTCTGATATTAATTCTCAAACAAATTATTTTATAAATTTACCATTTATTGAAGAAGATTATTGTTCATATCAACGAAAAGATAATGTTATTCGTTTTCCTGCTCATATTGATAATATTATAAATTATAATTATGTAATGTATCAAAATGAAAATTATATAAATAAATGGTTTTATGCTTATATTACTAAAATGAAATATGTAAGCGATAATATGACAGAAATAACAATAAAAACTGATGTATTCCAAACATGGCAATTTGATTTAGTTTATAAAAGAATGTTTGTAGAACGTGAACACGTAAACAATGATACTATTGGACTACATACTGTTCCGGAAAATTTAGAAACAGGAGAATATATAAATCAACCTGCAATTATAACTGATTTAATTCATTATTTAGATACAACTTATATTTGTATTGCTGTAACTGAACTCGTTATGGACACAGTATTACCACAAGGAAATAGAGAATATAACGGAATTTTTTCAGGTTTAACATATTTATTATTTCAAAATTCACAAAATGCAACTGCATATGTAAATTATGTTCAAAGTAAGGGAAAAACAGACGCAATATTTTCAATTTTTATAGTTCCCTCTACATTAATTTCAGAAGCAAATTGGACAAGTTATCAAGAAGGTGGAAGTACATTGTTTAATTATTGTTTTTGTCCTTATAGTTCGTCAATTAAATTAATGAATGGAATTAATATTGTAAAAACAAACTATTTAGACGAAGATTTTATTCCAAAAAATAATAAACTTTTAACCTATCCTTATAAATGTTTTAATGTTACCAATTTTGCAGGACAAACAGCAACTTATAAATATGAATATTTTGAAAATAACGACTGTGATTTAGATTTATACGGCTGTATTAGTGTTGGCTGTTCAATGAAATTAATTCCTTCACAATATAAGGGAGATATAAGAAACGTGGAAGAAGGAATTGACGCGGGAAAATTACCCGTTTGTAATTGGACTTCTGACCCTTATATTAATTGGCTTACTCAAAATGGTACAAATTTGGCAGTTCAAACAACTTTGGGAATCGCAAAAACAATAGCAGGAGCAACAATAAGTGTTGCAAGTGGAGGAAGTTTAGCACCTGTTGGAGTAATGGCTGGAATTTCGGGAATAAGTGATATATCTCAAGCTTTACATCAAGTTCATGAAAATTATATCCAACCTGACCAGGCACACAGCGGAAGCAATCAAGGCGACTTTAATTTTGCAGATAGATTTGGTTTTGGAGTACAAAGAAAATCAATAAAACAAGAATATGCAAAAATAATTGACGACTACTTTTCAATGTTTCGGTTATAAAGTAAATTCTGTAAAAATTCCGAATATTACAGGTCGTCAAAATTGGAATTATGTCAAGACAATAAACGCAAATATTTTGGGTGATATTCCTCAAGAAGATATTCAAGAAATTAAAGATATATTTAATACAGGGGTTACTTTTTGGCATAATTCAAGCACATTTTTAGATTATTCACAAAATAACAATATTTTATAGAAAGGAAAAAATAAAATGGCTAGAAAACAATTAAATATGCGTAAAAAACAAATATTTAAAGATAATCTTATTGTCAATGATTTAACATATCAAGATTATTTAGAACGTTTTAAAAAAATAGCACTTTCAATTTTTGAATGGGTAAATTTACCACCTTCAATGAACGCAATTTGGCTTGAAAAATGTTTATATTATAATGGTCAAGCAAGTTTATTAAAAGATAAAAAATATGGGTTCATTAATACAAAATGCTGTTCAAATGGTAATATTAATATCTATGGACTTCCGAATTCTTTAAATTGTTATTCTTTTGATTATCAGTCAAATAGAAAACTTTTTACTGGTTTAAATGAAACGTTAACACCTGCACAAAAAGAAATGTACGAATATTACGAATGTATTTTAGTTCAAAATAACTGGGAACGAATCCCAACTGCTCGGAACGTTAGAACTTTTTGCATATAGACTCTATGAAACAGAAAGAACAGCAGACGTAAACATAAAAGCTCAAAAAACGCCTCTTTTTGTGCTATTAGACGAAAAACAACGTTTGACATTTGAAAATTTATTCGAACAATATGACGGAAATAAACCTATTGTTTTTGGTGATAAACACGCACTAGGCGAAAATGTTATTCGTTCAATAAATACTGAAGCTCCTTTTGTTGCTGATAAAATTATTGAATATAAAAAGGAAATATGGAACGAAGCATTGACATTTTTAGGCGTAAATAATATAATGGTAGATAAGAAAGAACGTTTAATAACGGACGAAGCAAATAGCAACAATGAACTTATAAATCTTAATTTACAAAGTTATTTAGCACCTCGTGAGGAAGCTTGCAGACAATTTAACGAAAAATTCGGTTTAACTGGAACTGAAAAAGAAATTTCTGTTAGAGTTCGTTCTGATTTACATAACATAATAAAAAATGCTCAAAGTATTGTAAATGACTATAAAGATATTCAAAATATAGAAGATATTAATATAAATAATGAGGAAGGAGTTGATAAATAATGGCAAGTTATACTATGGAACTTCGTAAAGTATGTGATTATTACGGAAGAAATGAAGTAGAAAACTGGTTTAAAAGTTACGATATAACACATTATTTAACTCCTACTCAAATTCAGCAAATAGAAAAATTTAACGTTTGGAGTAAAGATAGACTAGCAACAAAAATAGTTAATAATTACTATATGAGAGAAATTGGTTTTGAAACTCCTGCTTTATTTAGGCATTTTGCAAAAATTGAAATGGAAAAAATAATGGAACGTAAACTTCCTAAAATTTATTCAAACTTTTTAGAATACGATCCACTTTCAAACGTTGACTTTACTGAAACTTATACAAGACAAATTTCAGGAGAAACTGCAAATGAAGGCTCTTCAAATTCTACTTCGCAAAATGCTTCTTCTGGTTTAAATGTTTCTTCAGATACTCCTCAAGGTCAAATATCAAAACAAAATATTTTAGCAGGTGCTTATGCTTCTCAAACTAATGCTTCAGAAAATGATAGTTCTATAGAAGATGAAACTACAACTTCTAATTCAGGAACTTCTAATACGGTTGAAACATTTACTAGACACGAAGAAGGAGACAACGGAGTAATTATTACAAATCAACGTTTAGTAAAAGAATTTAGAGAAATTATAGTTGCAATAGACGAAGAAATAATTCAAGAACTTAATATTCTCTTTATGGGAATATATTAAAACTGTAAGCTTAAAGCTTATAATGAAAGGAGAAAAAATTATGAATAATCAATTAATCCCACCTAGCCCTCAGCTTAATATTGAAAGCTTGAGACCATTTACTAGATTTTGTTTATCTATTGGAATGATACCTTCAAGCTATAAAGAAAGTATGACTTACGAAGAACAACTTCTTTGGCTTTGTAATTATTTAGAAAATACTGTTATTCCTACAATTAATAATAACGGAGAAGTTGTTACTGAACTTCAAAACTTGTTTATAGAACTAAAAACATACGTTGATAATTATTTTACAAATTTAGACGTTCAAGAAGAAATAAATAATAAATTAGATCAAATGGTTGAAGACGGAGTTTTACAAGAAATTATAACAGCTTATTTACAAATTAATGGAATTTTAGCTTTTAATACAGTTAGCGAAATGATTAATTCCACAAATTTAATAGAAGGAAGTTTTGCTAAAACTTTAGGATTTCATAATAAGAATGATGGAGGAAGTGCTTTATATAAAATTAGAACAAGAACACTAAACGACGTAATAGATAATGCAAGTTTAATTTTATTAAATAACGAAACGTTAGTAGCAGAATTTATAAATGAAGATAAAAGTTTTATAAATGTTAATAAATTTGGTTTAACTAA